CTGTTATAAATATCTTTTATATCAGTATATTATAGGGTGAACAGTTATTTATGAACTGTTCACCAAACTATTCACTGTTCACCTTTTTGATTGTTTATTGAGCTTCAAGGGTGAACAGTGGTGAACAGTTGGTGAATAGTTTTTGTGAAACTGTTCACCCCTTAACATTATGAATTAAAAGATAAAATATCAAAAGGTGAACAGGTGAAGGGTTAAAACGCAAAAATTTTAATTTACTGCTGTGAGATAAAGCCTATGACAGCGAAGCACATAAAAAAAATCACAATCGCACGCCCTTGATTTGACGGAACACTGGTTAAGGGTGTCGATAAAAATCATCGACCGCAACGCCGGGGAAGGATATGCGAAAGCACATCCCGAACTGATTAGCGCATTCATGACAACGGCAGCTGCAAACTTTGCCACGCTGACAGAACGGGAGATTGCCGAAGCGGAACAGGTGACAACCATCAACGTTAAAACCGGAGAGCAGACAGCATGACAGCACAGATAGCGGCTTACGGGCGGCTGGTGGCTGACCCGCAGTTAAAGACCACCAGCAAGGGTACACAAATGACGATGGCGAGTATGGCGGTCCCACTTCCGTGCAGCCAGGCAGATGACGGAACGGCGACGATGTGGTTATCCGTCCTGGCGTTTGGCAGACAGGCCGAAGCACTGGCAAAGCACCGCAAGGGTGAACTCCTGAGCGTGGCGGGTAACATGCAGGTGAGCCAGTGGACCGGACAGAACGGGGAGACGCGGCAGGGCTGGCAGGTTATCGCAGACAGCGTAATCAGTGCGAGAACGGCGCGACCGGGCGGCAAAAAAGGCCAACAGGGGCAGGCTACTGATGCACTGAGCAGAGCAAAACAACAGGCGGGAAATGATGATCCGTACGGGGATAACATACCGTTTTAAGCAACGAGTAACAGAAGCCGGAGCAATCCGGCTTTTTTATGGGTCCTCCCGGTGTAGTGACCTGCCACGGGGCGGGAGCGGCGCGGAAAAAGGCTAGTTTTTGCATTTTCATTCGTCATCATCATCTTTCTATAATGTTGAATTTTAAGTGTTTTTATTTTTGGTATGTTAATTTTGCTTGTTTTGTGTTCAACATACAGCGCGTTTTTTGACCTTTTTTAAAAGATATTTGCAAGATGCATTTTTAAAACATTCTGGAGCGGGTATGGATCGGGAACTGAAAAATCTGATGCTGAACATTAACCAGCTGGCGGCGATAGCGGGAATATGTCGCCAGACTGCGGCGGCAAGGCTGAAAAATATCCAGCCAGCCGGAGGACATGACAAGCTGAAACTCTATCGGGTGACTGACATTCTGACTTGTTTTCTTGATCTTCCCGTTCCGGCATCACTGGAAGAAATGGAGCCACACGACCGTAAGGCCTGGTATCAGTCCGAACGTGAGCGCCTCAAGTTCGAACAGGAAACGGCGCAACTCATACCCGCCGATGATGTGCGAAAAGAGATGGCTATATGGGGAGAAATCGTAAGCGAGGAACTGGAAAAACTCCCCAGTATTCTGGCACGTGATGTTGGGCTTAAACCGATGGCAGTAAACAGAGTGCAGTCAATTATTGACGATTTGTGTAATCAGATTATCAGCCGGATGGTAAAAAATGACGTAGTGAATGAGGTCGCAAAACAGGCATGATAATGACCGAATCTGAAATACTGCGATTAATCCGCTGTGCTGGTGGAATTAGCCAGTTGGCTGACGAACAGGCCGCGCAGCCGGATACAGTCACCGCTGAAAATTACGCGCGTGTGGTGGCTGAGGTGATGCGCCGTGACGGTATTGAGCTTAACGGCGTGGATATGCGCAACATACGAACCAGAGTCCTTGAGTTGCTGGCATACCGTCGCCGTTCTCAACAACGGAGGGAGAGCGCGAAAAATACTTATCAGTGGAAGAAGCCGGAATGGTTGCGGCGGTAATTTGTTGATATTCCTGATAGCGCAAAAGTGCGTTGGCTGGTGGGTGAGTTGCAGATCTGCAACTCGACCATGAAATTACGGAAACTACCCGTAGTTTGGGTAGTAAGAGTAACACCCAGATTTTGGGGCTTACTCGCGATACCCAAATAAAGGGTATCTGTGGAAGAAATATCGTTTCTCATATGTGAGTACCGAGGGCGGAATTCCGCCTTCGGTTACTTATTGTGCTCATGCACAGGGAGGGGCGGGTCAAATCCCTGTGACCTGACGTCTTCCGGACTGCCAGCCCCATCGATTTTTTATACCCGCGAAAAATGAAAAACGCTTCACGCTGGTGGGCCTGATGCCGATAACTGGTTTCATGACTGATAGCCGGAAAATGATAACGATTAAAGCGTGTTGATCTTTGTTCGTGGTTGTTCGATATTGTTCGTGGAACGGTGTAGTTAATGGTGTAGTTAATTTTACTGTTTTTGACGAGCTTATTGTTTGCAACTCAATGAAAAATAAAGGCTAATAAGCCAAATGCTATAAATGATAGTTATCTATCATGTGGAGTAGATTGGTCAGGCAAATAAGCTCTTGTCAGCGGCAGGGCGTTCTGCCGATAACCGTAACCGAAGATGATAACTGACAATGGGTAAAACGAACGACTGGCTGGACTTTGATCAACTGGCGGAAGAAAAAGTTCGCGACGCGCTAAAACCGCCATCTATGTATAAAGTGATATTAGTCAATGATGATTACACTCCGATGGAGTTTGTTATTGACGTGTTACAAAAATTCTTTTCTTATGATGTAGAACGTGCAACGCAATTGATGCTCGCTGTTCACTACCAGGGGAAGGCCATTTGCGGAGTCTTTACCGCCGAGGTTGCAGAAACCAAAGTGGCGATGGTGAACAAGTACGCGAGGGAGAATGAGCATCCATTGCTGTGTACGCTAGAAAAAGCCTGAATGCAGGCATAAAAATTGGGGGAGGTGCCTATGCTCAATCAAGAACTGGAACTCAGTTTAAATATGGCTTTCGCCAGAGCGCGCGAGCACCGTCATGAGTTTATGACCGTCGAGCACTTGTTACTGGCGCTGCTCAGTAACCCATCTGCCCGGGAGGCGCTGGAAGCGTGTTCTGTGGATTTGGTTGCGCTCCGTCAGGAACTGGAAGCCTTTATTGAACAAACCACACCCGTTCTGCCTGCCAGTGAAGAGGAGCGCGACACACAGCCGACGCTGAGTTTTCAGCGTGTACTGCAACGTGCGGTCTTCCATGTCCAATCCTCCGGTCGCAATGAGGTAACCGGTGCAAACGTTCTGGTCGCTATCTTTAGCGAACAGGAGTCGCAGGCGGCATATCTGTTGCGTAAACATGAAGTCAGCCGTCTCGATGTGGTGAACTTTATCTCTCATGGCACGCGTAAAGACGAGCCGACACAGTCTTCTGATCCTGGCAGCCAGCCAAACAGCGAAGAACAAGCTGGTGGGGAGGAACGTATGGAGAATTTCACGACGAACCTGAATCAGCTTGCGCGCGTGGGCGGAATCGACCCACTGATTGGTCGTGAGAAGGAGCTGGAGCGTGCTATTCAGGTTCTCTGCCGTCGCCGTAAAAACAACCCGCTGCTGGTGGGGGAATCTGGTGTCGGTAAAACCGCGATTGCGGAAGGTCTTGCCTGGCGAATTGTTCAGGGCGATGTGCCGGAAGTGATGGCTGACTGTACGATTTACTCTCTCGATATCGGTTCTCTGTTAGCGGGCACTAAATATCGCGGCGACTTTGAAAAACGTTTTAAAGCGTTGCTCAAGCAGCTGGAGCAGGACACTAACAGCATCCTGTTTATTGATGAGATCCACACCATTATCGGTGCGGGGGCAGCGTCTGGTGGCCAGGTCGATGCGGCTAACCTGATCAAACCGTTGCTCTCCAGCGGTAAAATTCGCGTAATTGGTTCGACAACCTATCAGGAGTTCAGCAACATTTTCGAGAAAGACCGTGCTCTGGCGCGTCGCTTCCAGAAAATTGATATTACTGAACCGTCGATCGAAGAAACTGTTCAAATCATCAATGGCCTGAAACCGAAGTATGAAGCGCACCACGACGTGCGTTATACCGCAAAAGCGGTGCGTGCAGCGGTAGAGCTGGCGGTGAAATACATTAACGATCGTCATCTGCCGGATAAAGCCATTGACGTTATCGACGAAGCGGGCGCTCGCGCACGCCTGATGCCGGTAAGCAAACGCAAGAAAACCGTTAATGTGGCGGATATTGAGTCCGTGGTGGCCCGTATTGCGCGCATTCCAGAGAAGAGTGTTTCTCAGAGTGACCGCGATACCCTGAAAAACCTCGGCGATCGCCTGAAAATGCTGGTCTTCGGTCAGGATAAAGCCATTGAGGCGCTGACTGAAGCCATTAAGATGGCGCGTGCAGGTTTAGGTCACGAACATAAACCGGTTGGTTCGTTCCTGTTTGCCGGCCCTACCGGGGTCGGGAAAACAGAGGTGACGGTACAGCTTTCGAAAGCGTTGGGCATTGAGCTGCTGCGCTTTGATATGTCCGAGTATATGGAACGCCATACCGTCAGCCGTCTGATTGGTGCGCCTCCGGGATACGTTGGTTTTGATCAGGGAGGTTTGCTGACTGATGCGGTCATCAAGCATCCACATGCGGTGCTGTTGCTGGACGAAATCGAGAAAGCGCATCCGGACGTGTTCAATATTCTGTTGCAGGTGATGGACAACGGTACGCTGACCGATAACAACGGACGCAAAGCGGACTTCCGTAACGTGGTGCTGGTGATGACCACCAACGCCGGGGTACGTGAAACTGAGCGTAAATCCATTGGTCTTATCCACCAGGATAACAGCACCGATGCGATGGAGGAGATCAAGAAGATCTTTACACCGGAATTCCGTAACCGTCTCGACAACATTATCTGGTTTGATCATCTGTCAACCGACGTGATCCATCAGGTGGTGGATAAATTCATCGTCGAGTTGCAGGTTCAGCTGGATCAGAAAGGTGTTTCTCTGGAAGTGAGCCAGGAAGCGCGTAACTGGCTGGCCGAGAAAGGTTACGACCGGGCAATGGGCGCACGTCCGATGGCGCGTGTCATCCAGGACAACCTGAAAAAACCGCTCGCCAACGAACTGCTGTTTGGTTCGCTGGTGGACGGCGGTCAGGTCACCGTCGCGCTGGATAAAGAGAAAAATGAGCTGACTTACGGATTCCAGAGTGCACAAAAGCACAAGGCGGAAGCAGCGCATTAATCTGATTGTTAGGTAGGTTGGTCAAGTCCGTAATCTCGAAAGAGGTTACGGACTTTTTGTTTATGGGGTGGAGGAGGTTCAGACCCTTTTTTTAATGATGATGGTAAGTTGTTGATAATTAGTGCTGCGGGAAGGTAAGGATAAAAAAGGGTGCTGCAGGAGAATGGGATGGTTTTGCTTTATTAACAACGGGCTAAACGTGTAGTATTTGAGTTCACTGCCATACAGGCAGCTTAGAAATCGACGGGGTGCGGTAAAACCTTTGCGAACGCGTTCACTGCCGTACAGACAGATAAAATGCGAAAAAAAAGCTCGCACTTTCGTACGAGCTCTTCTTTAAATATGGCGGTGAGGGGGGGATTCGAACCCCCGATACGTTGCCGTATACACACTTTCCAGGCGTGCTCCTTCAGCCACTCGGACACCTCACCAAATTGTTTTGTCGCCTGACCTCATGGGTGGCAACGGGGCGCTACTATAGGGAGTTGGAGTAAAACGGTCAAGAAGAATTTTAATGATAATTATTGTTTGCTCATACTGTAAACAAGTTGTGCAGTATATCTACATCGAGACAAGTTACGGACTTATACTTCCAAAGTACTTCATACATATCACAAAATAAAAAGGCCGGTTAAACCGACCTTTTACTCGTTCTTTCTCTTCGCCCATCAGGCGGTAAAACAATCAGCGACTACGGAAGACAATGCGGCCTTTGCTCAGGTCGTACGGGGTCAGTTCAACAGTCACTTTGTCGCCCGTCAGGATGCGGATGTAGTTTTTGCGCATTTTACCGGAGATGTGTGCAGTAACCACGTGACCGTTTTCTAACTCTACGCGGAACATGGTATTAGGCAACGTTTCAAGAACGGTACCTTGCATTTCAATATTGTCTTCTTTGGCCATCTAATCCTCTGGGGTATCACTACCGTAATTTGAACCGGCAAGATAATGCCGAAGTTCTGTAAATAAGTAAAGATTTGCGCGCTAAATCGCAACAAACAGGTTCGGCACATTACTCCGAAAACACACGGCTAAGCCGCACCAAAAGCGCAACGTATAAGGGAGCGGTGAGATAAACGATGGGCGTTACCTGACGCGAAAAATTCCTTATCGGCAGCGGGGTAATGAGCGTAACCAACTCTGCGACCGCAATTATAACACTCTGGGGAGAAATGTGCCGAAAACATTCATTCTTGTGGTGAAAACAAGGGAAGGTGCGAATAAGCGGGGAAATACTTCTCGGCTGACTCAGTCATTTCATTTCTTCATGTT